CTTTTTACTGAAGATCGTATTGTAGAAATTTTATTATCAGATGATGGTTATAATTATGTTAACTCATTATCTGGTAAGGATATTTCTTGGAATATATAAAAACTGGAGGTTTGCAACCTATAGCACGTGTTATTAAAATATCAGTTATAAATTTTGTGGTAATCGAAATGCTAGATTTAATAACATGAATAACAATTACCTATTCCCCATTTAATTATACAAGGATGTAATATTAATAATTGCAATATCAGAAAAATTTTCAAAAGTTTTTACTTCTTTACGAACGAAAGAAGTCATCGAAATACCTACCATTTATGGTGAGATGTCAAAAGTATTAATTCCAGATGAATATAAAATGAATTATGACCAAATTTTAAATAAACCATTCCCCGTTAGAACAATCGAGTGGAATACTGGAAATGTCGGTTTTACTGAACTTGGTCGATTATCTTATCCAAGTGCAATATTTGATGCTATGAATGGTGACACATTATCGCGTGTTCCATTTTCAGCTTCAACTTTTTTCCAAGCTAGAATGTGCGCAATGTTACAGGTATCTGGCACTCCAATGCACATGGGTTTATTGCTAGTTGTTGCTTTACCAGTAGGGACTCCAGTAATAACGGACGCAAATCAAATTTTAACAGCTCCCCATGTGTTTTTGAATGCAAATGAATCTACATCAGTATGTTTAGAATGCCCCATGTATACTCCAACATCAGTATATAGAACGGGTAGGAGTGTAGCAACTAACGATGTTCAAATATCAAGTTCAGCTTTAGGATTAAATGTATTTGATTTAATCTTTTTTGTTATGGATGCTTTAGCTACTGGTGCAAATTCATCTACTAGCGTAACAATTTCAATACATAATATATTTAAAAAAGCTGATTTTTATGTACCTAGAAATAATGAGGTGACTTGGTCAGCCCAATCTGGTTTTTATAATATTCCTACAACTATATTAGATAAAACAGCCAATGTATTAAAAACTGTTACTGGTGATCTAATAGATAGAGCAAGATTGGTAGTAAATAAATATACTGGTTTTCACAATCCAAATGATTCAACAACGTTTAATAAAAATTTAGTAGTTTTTCGAAATTCACCAAATTCTGTGGATTCCAAAGTACATTTTGAAGTTTTAGATAACCATCCAACTTATAGTAGAATTGTAGATGACTATATTTTTAGAACACGATCAGATGAGATGGATTTAAAATTTCTTTTAGATAAACCAGTTTTTTGTGGTGCGTTTTCAGTTAATTCAAATGATGTTTCAGGAACATTATTAGCAGCTATACCTATAACACCAATGGTAGAGGTCGCGGTAAATAGTGGAAATGTGTCAACTAATTTTTATTCACCAATGCGTACAATTTATGAATGTTCAAGACATTGGCGTGGTTCTTTACGATTACATATT